TTTTGTGAACTACTGAATTTGCATGGGATTAAAGCAGCAGAAGTTAATGGAAACAGCACAGACCGAGATGAAATCTTAGCTGACTTTGAAGCGGGTGAATATGATGTATTATGCAATTCAATGCTATTAACTGAAGGCTGGGATTGTCCCGCTGTCGATTGCATCATCGTACTTCGACCAACAAAGATTAGAAGTTTATACCAACAAATGGTAGGTCGTGGGATGAGACTCCATCCGGGCAAAGATGAGTTATTATTACTTGATTTCCTGTGGATGACAGAACGCCATGATTTATGTAGACCATCCGCACTGATTTCAAAGGATGCAGAACTTGCTAAACGTATCGATCAAAAGATGATGGATAAAGAAAGTGGTATTGATCTACTTGTTGCAGAAAAAGAAGCTGAAAATGATGTGATACAAGAACGTGAAGATGCACTCGCAAGAGAACTTGCAGCCATGCGTAGAAAGAAAACTAAACTCGTCGATCCAATTCAGTATGCATTTTCAATAGCTGCAGAAGATTTAGCAAATTATGAACCTACATTTATGTGGGAGATGGGACCTGCAACTGAAAGACAACTGGATTACTTAGAAAAACATGGCATTTATTCAGAAGCAGTAACCAGTTGTGGTATGGCAAGTATGCTTATTGAAAAACTTAAGAATAGACAAATTGAAGGCTTGGCGACACCAAAACAAATCCGCTTCTTAGAACGTTATGGTTTCTTACATGTTGGTATGTGGGCTTTCGACGCAGCAAGCAAAATGATTACACGTATCGCAGAGAATAATTGGTTTTTACCAAGAGGAATAAACGCAACAAGTTATCAGCCATAGGAGGAACTAAATGGACAACATATTAGAAGCTTTAAAACAAATAGATGCATCAAATACAACGTACGAAGAATGGATACAAGTAGGCATGGCTTTAAAAGCTGAAGGATATGACTGTTCGGTATGGGATAACTGGAGCAAAAACGATCAACGCTATAAACCTGGTGAGTGCGACAGAAAATGGGGAACTTTTAAAGGTTCCTCTTTACCCATAGCCGGAGGAACGATAATCAAAATGGCAAAAGACACAGGGTGGGAATCGCGTGGAGGAATCATGGAGTGGGATGACATTATTGAATACGATGGCGATGGCATGATCTATGATCCGACTAATGATATGACACCCGTAGAACAACTCATCAAATATTTAGATACGCTATTTTATGATGATGAATATGTAGGGTATGTGACAACGGATGTGTGGCAAAACAGCGATGGTAAATGGATGCCTAAAAAAGGACAGTACGATCGAACAGCTGGTGAACTCATGACGTTACTTGAAAAACACTCTGATGATATTGGTGCAGTTATTGGTGATTCCAAAGATGAATGTGGTGCTTGGATCAGGTTTAATCCAGTCGATGGTATCGGTGTAAAAAATGAAAATATAACGAGATTTACTCATGCCCTTGTAGAATCTGATGATATACCGATATCCGAACAAGATGCCATTTATCGTAAGTATGAATTACCTATTGCTTGCTTAGTTCACAGTGGAAGTAGAAGTTTACATGCCATAGTCAAAGTCGATGCTAAAGATTCAGAAGAATATCGTAAGAGAGTCGATTTCCTGTATGATTTCTTAAACAAGAACGGACTTAAAGTGGATAAGGCCAACAGAAACCCTTCAAGATTGTCACGTTTACCTGGAGTGATTAGAAATGGTGTCATGCAAACTTTAGTCGATACAGATATAGGTAGAAAAGACTGGAATGAATGGTTAGACTTTGTTGAAGGTAACGCTGATGAACTTCCAAGTGTTGATTCACTGGATGATGCGTTAGCAAATCTACCACCACTTGCACCTGAACTTATCGAAGGTGTTGTAAGGGTTGGACACAAGATGCTTATATCAGGATCATCTAAAGCTGGTAAAAGTTTCTTACTCATGGAACTAGCTATCATGCTATCAGAAGGTATGAAATGGCTAGGTTTTCAGTGTAAAAAGTCAAAAGTGTTTTATGTGAATTTGGAAATAGATCGCGCTAGCTGTTTACATCGTTTTGATGAAATCTATAAAGCACTTAAATTTAAACCCAAGAACAGTTCAAATATTAAAATATGGAACCTGCGTGGACGTGCAATGCCACTAGATAAACTAGTACCTAAACTCATTCGTAAAGTAAAAAATCAAGGCTTTGATGCCATTATTATTGATCCGATTTATAAAGTGATTACTGGTGATGAAAACAATGCAAGTGAAATGGGGGCATTCTCTAATGAATTCGATAAGATATGCAATGAAACAGGTTGTGCAGCTATCTACTCACATCATCATTCGAAAGGGGCTCAAGGCTTCAAAAGAGCAATGGATAGAGCAAGTGGTTCTGGTGTATTTGCACGTGATCCAGATGCACAACTCGATATGATTCAACTTGAAGCTAGTGAAGAGTTTATGTTACAAAACGCAGATAATCCACATTCTACAGCTTGGCGATTAGAGAGTAGTCTTCGTGAATTTCCTAACTTTAAACCAGTGAATTTTTGGTTTGAATATCCAATTCATCGTGTAGATGATAAAGGAACACTTCAAAAGGTTTATGCTACTGGAGATCCAAAAGCAAATCTAGAAAAAAGTGGCAAAAGAAGTCAAACATCCGAATCTAGGAAAGACGAATTTGATACAGCATTTGATCTAAATGTAAATGATGAAGGTGAATGTAAACTTTCTGAATTATCTGAATATTTAGGATTAACTGATCGAACAATACGAAAAAGAATAAAAGAATTTGGTGATGAATATACAATTTCAAACAGTGTAATCACTAGAAATGAACAAGAGTGAATAAAGGGAAAAATTCACAATTCACACCAAAAAGCAGTGAAGTGAATAAAGGGTAAAAACTCCTATATTCCAGAGTGAAGAAAATCGTGAATATAGGGCTTATATATAGTTGTTCATTCACAACCGCTGACGCGTCGTTTGTAGGATAGGGCTTGAGAGCCTGCCCTATCCCAAACAACCGCATCAACGTCAGCACTACCTTTCTTCACTTAAAAAATTAAAGAAACGGAGGAAAACTATGAAAATATTTCTCTTACTTGATCCGCCAACGATCACAGCACAGCAGCATAAAGTAACACTCGTTAAAAACAAGCCTGTGTTTTATAAACCAGAAAAACTCAAACAAGCAAGATCTGTAATCATAAAACACCTCAAACCATTTAAACCAAAACAGCCCATTGAAGGTCCGATTAAACTTAATGTTATATGGAGATTTCCTAGAGGTAGAAAAAATAAGCATTTTGAATGGCGAGTAACTAAACCAGATACCGACAACCTTCAAAAGATGCTAAAAGATTGCATGACAGATGTGGGATTTTGGATAGATGATGCGCAGGTGGTCGTTGAGCATGTTGAAAAGATATGGTCAGATGATCCAACAGGGATTGCTATTGAAATAAACATACTTGATAAATATAAGGATGATGCAAGATGAATGCTAAAGAATACTTGAGTCGCTATCACGAAACAGAAATCAAGATAAATAAACTTCAACAAATCGTTGATGAGTATATTCGTCTTGCAAACTCAATACCTGGTATTAATTTTGATGCAATTCGTGTTGATGGAACAAAAAGTTTACAAGCTCCTTTTGAAAAATGGATTCTAAGAGCGCTTAATGATGAAGCTGTTATCTCTGAATTAAAAAGAAAACTACCAATCATCAAAGGTGAAATTATCGCAGCAATTGATGAACTAGAAGACAAAGAACTTAGAAAACTATTAATCTATCGATATTTAGATTGGAGTAGTTGGCAAGAAATGGCAGATAAAATGTTTGTCTCTATTTCTACTCTAAAAAGGTGGCATAAAGAGGCTTTGTTAGGAATTAAAATTATGGACCATGATGGACCGCAATGAACCATTGTGAATTTGTCAAGGGTGTGTTATAGTTATAATGAGCAAAGCTATAAACAACAGGGAATACTGGCTTTAAAACCAGCCTAGAAACATTCAAGAATTCAGAAATGAGTTCTTTTTTGTTTTTGCAGAGATACTTGTAGTATTCCAACTGGTGAAAGATTACAGTTTTATGTAAACAGTTGGAGTGATTTAGAATGAAAGGAAAAATGCTTGATTATTATGAGCGATGGGAAGAATCTGGTCATCTAGATACAAAACTTAAAGCGATATCTGAAATGGTATCAAAGCGTGCAACTCAAAGACAGATTGCAGAGTATCTAGGAATTACAGAAAAAACGATCATCAAGTTAAGGAAAGCACATCAGAAGTTCAATGATGCATTCCAGTATGGTGATGAAGAACTTAAACACAAGTTGCTTGATGCCATGTATCAGCGTGCGGTCGGTTTTGAATATGAGGAAACACAAACGATCATTGAAGAAACAAAAACCGGTACGAAGAAGCGTATTACAAAATATAAGAAGCGATCACTACCGGACGTTCAAGCGATTAAGTATTTGCTCATTACGAAGTTTGGTATTGAATATAATGAAAAGAAAGCTGAAATAGAACTTATGCAAAAACGTCTAGAGAATGGCGAGGAGAAATGGATCAATGAATATCGTGATGAAGTACGTCTCGGAACTCCAAGAGTACGACAACAATCCAAGAAACAATGAAGCTGCAATCAACGCAGTGGCTAACTCAATAAAGGAGTTCGGGTTTAAAGTTCCAATCGTCATTACAAGTGACAACGTGATTATTGCTGGACATACGCGCTTAAAAGCCTCTGTGTCACTTGGTTTAACAGAAGTGCCATGTATCATCGCAGATGACCTAAACGAGGAACAAATCAAAGCATTTCGCTTAGCAGATAACAAAACAGCTGAGCTTGCTTCGTGGGATTTATCAAAACTCGAGAGTGAACTGGCAGATATCAATATGGATATGCTTCAGTTTGGATTTGAAGAAATGGAAGAACTTATTCCAGATAATGCTGCAGATGATGATTTCGATATTGATGATGAAATCCCAGAAGTACCATTCTCACAACCTGGAGACATATACGAACTAGGACCTCATCGATTAATGTGTGGTGATTCAACAGATGCATCTCAAGTCACTGCATTACTTGATGGTAACAAAATAGATATGTTGTTTACCGATCCGCCTTACAATGTTGATTATGAAGGTACAGCTGGTAAAATCAAAAACGATAAGATGGAAGATGATACCTTCTATCTTTTTTTATACAGTGCATTTCAAAATATGTTCGAGCATACAAAACCAGGTGGTGCTATTTATGTGTGTCACGCTGATACAGAAGGACTCAACTTCAGAAATGCATTTAAAAACTCAGGCTTTAAGTTAGCTGAATGTTTAATCTGGGTTAAAAATGCACTAGTACTTGGTAGACAAGATTATCACTGGAGACATGAGCCCATTCTTTATGGATGGAAAGAAGGTGCTGCCCATTACTTTGTTGATGACAGAACGCAAGATACCATCTGGGAATATAACAAACCAAAGAAAAATGAAGAGCATCCAACGATGAAACCTTTAGAATTAGTTGGTAAAGCCATCAGCAATTCATCAAGACGTCATGAATCGGTATTAGATTTATTTGGTGGTTCTGGTTCAACGATGATAGCAGCTGATCAACTTGATCGCAAATCATATCTGATGGAACTTGATGAAAAATTTGTTGATGTTATCATTAAACGCTATATCAAACATAAAAACTCAAATGAAGGCTGTTATTTGATACGTGATGGAAAAAGGTCTCCTCTTAGCGATTTTGAATACTTTGAAAATAAGTCACTATAGTGAAAATTATACTTGCTATTTAGTGCCTTTAGAGTGATATATGTAGTAACCAAAAAATTATAAGGAGACTACAAATTATGGAAAAACAAGTAAATTTAGCAACATGGATTAGAAAATTCAATGATGGTGATTTCGATTCAAGGGACGTACAAACCCAAATTGAAGCAGGATGGTTTGATTGGTTTTGCAAAGATACAAGTCTTGCTAACAAAACAAAACGTATGGGCAACATCATTAAGCAAATCAAAGTTGCTGGAAAAGTCGATCTTGAGACAAGCTATGTATGGTTCAAGAATAACTGCCCACTTAATGGTCCACCATTTGATGATTTTAGAATTGCAGATATGGAAACAAATAACAATCTATTCGTAGTTCAGATTGATTGTGCATGGAACGATACAAAATACACAGTCTACGAAAGACTCGATGGATTCGAAAAACCAGTATTCAAAAGCGACTCTTCAAGAGAACTTGTGAAGTGGTTCAACAAAGGGTGGAACAAATAATGTTTACGGAATATAATGCCCATCCAAAAGGAATCAAAACTTCCGATTGTGTTGTAAGAGCAATCAGCACAGCATTGAATAAAGAATACATGGAATGTAGACGTGAGTTGAATCAGCTCAAACGAGATTGGAATTTTACGAGCTACAAAGATACTGAGTTTTTATATAAATACTTCGAAGGTAAACCAAGATTGATATTTAAAGCAGTCAAAGGGCAACCTAGAATCAAGGGTTCTGATTTCACCGAACTCCACCCAGAAGGAACATTCGTTCTTAAGATGGCTGGACACGTCACCGTATGTAAAGATGGCGTTATCCTGGATACATGGGATTGTACATATCGATCAGTTTATACTGCATGGGTTATTTCATAAAACTAAGTAGTAATTTCATGATATAATTTTTATATGGCAGGTGAATAGAAAATGAGTTGTGATGAATTTTTTATCGATGAGTTGAAGGCATTAAACTTAGAGAACTATGGCTTTAAATTAGAACTAAAACCCAGATCATATATAACAGATGTTTTAATGAAACAATCCGAGGAACTAGGCATCAAATTTAATGGTGCACCAATATTTGATGGATATTTTGATGCTAAGAATTTAATAATCTATATTAGTAACGAGTGTGAAAATAAGAAAAATGCTATTGCACATGAGGTACGACATGCATTTCAGTTTGTTCAAATGGCAAAGTTAAGGAATGGTGATAAGTTAGATGATGGCATAACTGATGATATTGTGGAAGGCTGGATTACTGACAAAAAAAACAATCAACTATCACATAACAAGAAAAGAAATGAACAAGATGCATACAATTACGCAGATAATAAATATCCAAGAAATAGGAGCTAGTAGCTCCTTTTTTAATGGTTTATGGAGGGAAGAATAGAATGCAAGTAATAACAAGCGAATCCGTGTTTAGTGGACATCCTGATAAGCTTTGTGATCAAATCAGTGATGCCATATTGGATGCCATATTAGAACAAGATAAAAATGCACGAGTAGCAGTTGAAACAGCTATCAAAGATGACCTCGTATTTGTCTTTGGTGAAGTTACAACAAGTGCAAATGTAGATTATAAAGATATAGCGAAAAAGAAACTCTTTGAAATCGGCTATGAAGATAACTTTTTAGTCATGGAAAAGATTAGTAAGCAATCACCTGATATAGCACTTGGTGTTGATTCAAATGAATCACATGAGCAAGGAGCTGGTGATCAAGGAATAATGTTTGGTTATGCGTGTAACGAAACAAAAGAGTTGATGCCTCTTCCAATTATGCTAGCAAACAAATTGTCAAAAGAGATTGATAAATCGCGTAAAGAGCAATATTCACATATCTTTGGACCAGATGGTAAATGTCAGGTGTCAGTTGGTTACGAAAATGGCAAACCAAAGAAAGTGCAAACGATCATAATTTCAGCACAAACGAAATCATGGATTAGAAGAGAGCTTTATGAGGATATCATTATCAATGAAATCTTACCGAAAGTGTTTGATGATAAAACAATCAAAGAAGCTAAAATACTCATCAATCCAACTGGAGAGTTTATCATTGGTGGTCCATATGCAGACTCAGGATTAACTGGGCGTAAGATTATCGTTGATACCTATGGTGGTTACGCTAAGCATGGTGGAGGAGCATTCTCAGGTAAAGACGTAAGCAAGGTTGATCGCAGTGCGGCTTATTATGCCAGATATGTTTCAAAGGCCGTTGTAGGGGCAAATCTTGCGACACGTTGCGAGTTGCAACTAAGCTATGCAATTGGTATTGCAAAGCCTGTAAGTGTCTATGTGAATACATTCGGTACAGGATTAATAAGTGATGAGAAGATTCAAGATCTAATTACACAAGTCTTTGATTTCAGACCAGAACACATTAAAAAAGAACTTGAGCTAGATCATGTCAAGTTCCAGGAGTTAGCAAAATATGGTCATATGGGTCGCGAAGATTTAAATGTTCGATGGGAACATGTAGATGATAAGATGATCGAATTGAGAAAGCTGTATGAGAAAGCCTAAAGAACTCCATCGATTTTATAAGTCTGCTCAATGGCAAGTAGCAAGGGAAATAAAGATACGAGAAGTGAATGGAAAATGTGAACGTTGTGGTGCTTTGGGTGAAGAAGTACATCATATCAAAAGGATTACAGTTCAAAATATCACAGATCCAATGATTAGTTTAAATCAAGATAACTTAGAGTTCCTTTGTAAGAAATGTCACAATGCAGAACATAAGCGATTCTCTAAAGAAAAAGAATTTGATGATGATGGTAATTTGATTTCACAATAACTCTCGTTTTTGTAATTCATTTTTGTTATAATATACTCAATAGATTAGTATTTTATTGGGGGTGTGAGATGTGACAAATATGAAGACTGATGAAGATCTACTTAAAATTTTGAGTGACAAAGTGGAATATTTAGAACAGCTAGTAAATGAAGCGATGGATAACAATACTGCTCCAAATATAAAAATACAGAAATGTAATTCAATTTCGGTAGTATTAAGAGATTTACTAATAAAAACTAAAAAGCAAACACCTTTAATTATGGAAATTGGATTCGAGAATTATTTTTATTTTAAATATAAAGCATTAATTCTATCTGGAAAGAACAATTTATTACCAAATAGTATGCTGACAGGTTTTAAAATTGATGGTAATGACTTAATTTTCTATCCTCTATTAGTGACAAATAACCATGTTTACTTAGGATACGATCAATGGCTTAATGAAATAGTTATAGACGACAAAGATATTGAATACAACTTAGTATCAAGACGAGAAATTATATTAGCAATAGCTGATAAAGAAGCAGCTCATACTGATAGAGATTATGATAAAAAGTTTTATAAAATTGGAATGTTAAACAAATTAAATATTGAGTATAAAATTAATGGAGTAACTAAGAAAGCTGTTAATAATATTTATTATGAAGCCATAATAACAATTGCTAATGAGTTGGTTGAAGCTTTTAACTTGTTTAAAAAAATAAACAATAAAATAAAATCAGTTTTTATAAGTAAGGGGTACTATATAGCAGAAAAGATATCACTATCTGATAAGCTTGATGGTTATAGGTTTAATGAATGGCCATCTGGTGAAGATAAAACTGGTCTATCTACGCTGAGCACTTTGAATTTTGAGTCCAAACATGCAGTTACTGATGTATCGTTTGGAAAATTGAAGTTGCATTTATTTAGAGATGCTAGTGAGAAGTACGAAATACCTTTTGTTGATTTTAACAATTATAATAATGTTGGAGTTGTAATCAATAACAAGAATCCATTTTGTTTAGTTGGTCTTGAGTTCAATCGTAAAAAGATAATACTCATCAGTGGCTCAAATGTTAGCAGTAAGTCAACATTAGCTTCTGGAAATTATCTATTTCCTAATAAATCCGGCATTATTAAAAAAAATGTAGAATGTAATATAGATAATGTTTTTGAGTTAATTGGCATCCCCCCATTAGATATTACATAATATTGTTGGGGTACCGCACAGGGGGGCAATTAAAAAACACGAGGTAGATTTTTTGAAAATTAGCTATTTTTGTTTAATATTCATGATAACCTCTTCAAATAATCGCAAAAAAGAACTATAATATAAATGTAAAAATCATTTTAGTTATCTCTTTCATTTTATATAAAAAGATGAAATAAATATATTAATACATTTCTTGTAAATTATAGGATCAGAGGAAGTGATTTTTTGAGCAGAAAAGACTTCGGTGGTGAATGGACTGTAGAAAAGCTAGATATTTTGTCAAAATATTGGAGTTTTTATCTTACCGCATTAAAAGGTCAATCATTTAATAAAGTCTATATTGATGCATTTGCAGGCAGCGGAGACGTCCGCTTAGGTGACGGTTCTACAATAGATGGATCAGCTAAGTTAGCTTTAGATGCGTCGATAAAGTTTGATAAGTACATCTTTATTGAAAAAGATAAAACCAAAATCGAGAAACTGAAAAAATTAATTAATGATCAGTACAAAGAATTAGAAAACAGGACTGAAGTGTTCCTTGATGATTGTAATTGTAAAATCAATGAATTGTGTAAATCATTTGACTGGAAGAAAAATAGAGCAATAATGTTTCTTGATCCATTTGCAATGTCGTTGAAGTGGGATACATTAAAAGTGATTGCAAATACTAAAGCCATAGATGTATGGTATCTTTTTCCGATCAGTGCGACTACAAGATTAATGAAAAATGATGGAACCATTGAAGACTCATGGAAAAAGAAACTTGACGATATTTTTGGAGATAATGGGTGGTTTAATGAGTTCTATCAACCTAGTAAGCAACTATGTATGTTTGATGATATGCCCGCTCAATATGACAAATTAGCTGATTTAGGAAAAATGAAAAAGTACATTTGCACTCGATTAAAAACTGTTTTCCCTGCAGTTGCAGACAATCCGAGAGTACTATATAATACTAAGAACACACCTTTATTCCTGTTTTGCTTTGCAGTATCAAATGACAATGAAGCTGCAATAAGACTTGCTCTAAAGGTCGCCAATCATATTCTAAAGCCAAAGTTGGAGAAAAATTTATGACAAATGCAAATCGATACATTCAACGAAAATCACTAATATATAAAACCGCAGTAGAATATGGTGATTATACACTAAATCATGTTCTAGGTTGCAGTCATGGCTGTAAATACCCATGTTATGCTATGCTACTTAAAAAACGTTTTGGTGAAATAAAATCCTATGATGATTGGACCAATCCAAGATTAGTTAGTAATTACAAAGAAATTCTTGAAAAAGAGTTACCAAAGTATAAAGACAAAATTGATACACTCCACTTGTGTTTTACAACCGATCCCTTTATGGTTGGATACCCTGAAATTATAGATGCTTCTATAGACATATTAAATATGATAGCTAGTCATGGGATAAAAGCTAGCGTATTGACTAAGGGAATATATCCCGAGGAGATGGCTCATCTGCCTAAGAATTTCTGTCTAGGTATCACTTTGATTTCACTTGACGAAATATTTAGGAGTAAAATTGAGCCAGGATCCGCTCCATATAAAGATCGGATTGAATCATTGAGAAGAATGTCGGATTTAGGTTTTCAAACTTGGGTGAGCATTGAACCATATCCAACTCCTAACATTATCAAACAAGATCTAGCAACAATACTAGATGAAGTATCTTTTGTTGACAAAATCATCTTTGGAAGAATGAACTATAATAAAGAAGTAACATCATATAAGAAGCATAAAAAATATTTCAATGAATTGGCTAATCAAGTGATAGATTACTGTAACCTGCATAATATTAAATATCATATAAAGGATGGAACTATCACGCCAGATATTTAGGAGTAGTATATATTATGAAAATAGAACAAGAATACAAGCGATTAAAGTCGCTTTTTTCTTTAGTCGATGAATCAAAGACAGAATTAGTAGATAATTTGATTTATCAAGCTGCATTTATGAAGGTGGAACTTGATAAATTACAAGAACAAATTAAAAAGCATGGTGCTGTCCAAGTTTCATCAAAAGGCACTCAACGTCAAACCGAAGCAGCCAAGTACTACACAAAATTAGTAAATTCATATGGAACAGTGATAAAAACATTAAATACTATACTTGGAACACAAGTAGATGATGGAGATGATGCGTTTGATGAATTTCTTAAGAGAGCAAATGAATGAACTATTTAGTCGAGTATTATAATGAAATTGAAAATGGCAAAATCATTGTAGGACAGGAATTAAAAAGTGAGTTGGATCAATTGATTATAGATCTAGATACTCCATCATACATCTTCGATGAAAAACCTGGGAAGCTGAGAATTAATTTTATTGAGACCTTTTGTAAACATACAAAGTCACCTTTTAATGGACAACCATTTATATTAGAACTTTGGGAAAAAGCACTGATTCAAACAGCATATGGATTTAAGATGGCTGATTCAGGATTGCGTAGATTCAATGAAGTTATTTTACTGATTGCTAGAAAAAATGGTAAAACAACATTTGTTGCAGGTATTGATTTAGCTGAGTTCTTTCTTTCAAGTGGTGGTGTTGACATTGTTTGTGCATCAAATACAACAGAACAAGCTAATATTCTTTTTGAAGAGATTAATAACATGAGAGAGCAGTCTCCTGCACTTTCAAAAGAGACAAGAAGTAAAAAGAATATCTTTCATATCTACTCACCAAAAACAAAGAACAAGATCAAGAAATTATCAGCTCAATCCAGAAATAAGGATGGGTACAATATCGAGGTTGGTTGTATTGATGAGGTTCATGAAATGACTGATTCTAAAGTCTATGATGCAATCAAACAATCACAATCAACTAAAAAAGAACCGCTCATATTTATCATAACCACTGAAGGGACAACAATCGGTGGTTTTTTAGATAGCAAGTTAGATTATGCGAGAAAGATGCTAAAAGGTGAGATATCAGATCATCGAGTGCTTCCATGGTTATACACCCAAGATTCAACGAAAGAAATATATGAAGATCAATCAACTTGGCAAAAGTCAAATCCGAGTATTGGTGTGGTTAAAACGCCTTTATACTTAGAAGATGTTATGAACAAATCGAAGCATGATTTATCAACTAGAGTGACAATGCTTTGTAAGGATTTTAATATTAAACAAGCAGATTCAGGATCGTGGTTATCATTTGATGATTTAAACAATGAAGATACTTACTCAATTGATGAACTAAGAGACTCATATGCTGTTGGTGGCGTAGACTTATCATCTACCACAGATTTAACCGCAGCTGTCTTGGTAATTCAAAAAAGAGATAACAACAAGAAGTATGTGATTCCACATTTCTTTATGCCAAGTGAAGTTGTTGAGAAAAGAATCAAAGAAGACAATGTTCCATATGATATCTGGATTAAAAAGGGTTTTGTAACTTTAACTGAAGGCAATCAAAATGACTTTAGTTTGGTGACTCAATGGTTTATGAAGATGATTCAAACGTATGGAATCAGACCTTTATGGGTTGGATATGACCCGTGGAATTCTCAATATTGGATTAAAGAAATGGAAGACTTAGGATTTAATATGGACAAAGTCAGACAGGGTATCTACTCGCTGTCTGAACCCATGAAAATTCTAGAAGCTGATTTAAAGAACAATTTGGTTAACTACAATAACAATCCAATCATGAAGTGGTGTCTATCAAATACACAAGCGAAAGTTGATTTAAATGGAAACATACAACCATCAAAACTTAACTCTAAATATAAGCGAATTGATGGTACAGTCGCGCTAATCATCGCTTATGTAGTTTTAAATAGATATAAAACAGATTACGAAAATATGATCTAGGAGGTGCACATGGGTCTCATTAAAAGAAAAAGTAAAACTGGATCATTCGATGCACTCCAGTTAATTAGTAATCTAAATACATTTTATACACCTTTTGGAACAAACATTTCAAAAAGCGATGTGGTTAAAATATGTATTGATAGAGTTGCGAGCCAATGTGCTAAACTTAAACCAAGATTTATAAAAACCGAAAATGATAAGACAGTAACCGAGAAAAAAGGTAAGCTGTCTTTTCTTTTGAAGTATAAACCGAACGAAATAATGACACCATATGACTTCATCTACAAAACGATCACTTTGCTTTTGCTGAATGATAATGCGTTTGTTTATCCTAAGTTTGATAAGGATACTGGAGAGCTAAAAGGTATCTATCCATTACGACCAATCACGGTAGAAATCATTGTGGATAGTTCGGATACCTACTTCATCAAGTTGTTATTCGATAATGGAGAATCATACATTCTACCATATGACAATATCATCCACTTAAGACGACATTTTGGACAAAACGATATCTTTGGTGGTAATGGATCAAATGGTGATCATGAGGCGATCCTAAAAACCATATCCATCAATGATAGTCTACTTCAAGGAATTGATAATGCCATCAAATCTTCTATGCAAATCAAAGGTATCTTGAAGATGAATGGAATGTTATCAGAAACGGATAAGAAAAAACAACGAGAATTATTCGATGTTGCATTATCGGAATCGGTAAGTTTGAAAGGCAGTTCAATTATACCTATTGATTTGAAGTCAGAATATATACCTCTAGATGTTGATCCAAAATTGATTGATAAGGATACACTGGAATTCTTGCAAGCAAAAATATTAGATTACTTTGGTGTGTCAGTGCCTATATTTACTAGCAAATATACAGAAGAAGAATTTAATTCTTTTTATGAATCAACCATAGAGCCTTTAGCTATTCAACTCAGCGAGGCTTTTTCTATAGGATTACTTACTAATAATCAGCTAGAACGTGGAGAAGAAATAATCTTTTATAGTGAAAGATTGCAGTACGCTTCATGGAATACCAAAGTTACTGCCATTGAGAAATTGATGAGTCTAGGTATTATGTCACTGAATGAATCAAGAGCACTACTCGGATTAGAACCTATCGAAGGTGGAAATAAACGACTCCAATCATTAAACTTTGTCGATGCCGATAAAGCAAACCAATATCAAGTAGGAACGGAGGACCCTATAGATGAAAATAACAGTTAATGGAAAAATATCTGAAGAAGCCTTAAAGGTGATTTTAGATACACAAAAGAAAAAGACGATCATCATTGATGATTATTGTAAAAAGGAAAAACTCGAGTCACTTTTCTATAAAGACTCAGAGCTTGAATATGAATATCAAAAATTGGAAAAACAAGTAGTTCCAAAACCAAAGAAAGTAGAGACTCGCAAAGATGATAAAGGAAACTAGATTAGCTGATGTCACTCTTCATGAAGAAGAGGACAAGATGATATTAGAAGGCTATGCATTAGTCTTTAATAATGAAACATTAATCGGTGATGAAGAATATGGTTTCTTAGAAAAAATCGATTCAAGAGCACTATCGGAAACCAAAATGAAGGATGTTCCTATGAAGTACAATCATATGGACTCCTTTTTAATTATCGCCAGAACCAAGAACCAATCGTTATCACTTACAGTAGATAGCATCGGTTTAAAAGTGCGTGCTGAGTTACTAGACACAAACACCAATCAAGACATCTACAAAATGGTAAGAAGTGGCTTATTGGATAAGATGAGTTTTGCTTTTACGGTAGATGAACAAGTATGGAATCGTGAAGGTAGAATTCCAAAAAGGACTATTACAAAAATTGAAAGGTTGTATGATGTGTCGGTTGTGGATACTCCAGCATATGATGCAACTTCTATATATGCTCGTTCTTTAGAATCTATGGAGTTAGAACTAAAGGCTATGGAGTTAGTAGAGCAGGAACAAAAATCAAGTATTATTAAAAAACGTATCAAAATAAAATCACAAATCTAAAAGGAGAAATAAATCATGAACTTAGAATTAAGACGAAAAGAAATCGAATCAAGATTGACTGAAATCAGAGGTCTTGTCGATAATGAAACAGATATTGCTAAACTTGAAACACTAGAAAATGAAACAACTGAGCTTCAAGAAGAACGTAGTGTGATTGATAAGAAAATGGCGATTGCTACGAAAGCAGAAATCAAACCAATCATCATTGATAATCGCAATCAAATGGATAAAGAAAAACTAGAAAAGCGCGCAGCAAGTTTGCGTGAAAGTCGTGTGATTCAAGTATCAAGTGAAGAGATCTTATTGCCTGAACATACAGCTTCTGGACTAGCACCTGTTCCATTTGCTCAAGTATCAACACTTGTGGACCGAGTTAATGTCATTAACTTAAATGGCGGTGAAACCTATAAGAAGTCATTTGTTAAGAGCAATGGTACAGCAGGCACTACACTTGAAGGTCAACCTTATAGTGAAACAGAACCAGCATTTGGATATTTAACGATTTCAAAAGTTAAGATTACTGCTTACACAGAAATCACAGAAGAGCTAGAAAAACTTCCTGCTATTCCTTATCAAGCTGAAGTGTTGCGAAATATCAACATCTCACTTAAAAAGAAGATCAGCGAACAAATCCTTCGTGGAGCTGGAACAACTAACACATTCACGGGAATCTTTAGTGATACAGCCGTTGCACTTGCAGATAAAGCAGCACTTGAAATTGAAGCGATCACTGATCAAACACTTGATGACATCGTCTTTGCCTATGGTGGGGATGAAGAAATTGAAGGTGGAGCAGTTCTTATCTTAAATAAGAATGACTTAAGAGCATTTGCAGGACTTAAGACTCAAGAAGGTCGAAAAGTACATACGATTGATTATGTCAATAAAACCATTGATGGTATTCCTTATATCATTAATTCGCATTGTAAAGCTATTTCAGATAGTAATACAGTTGCTGGTGAATATGGTATTGCTTATGGTGCGCTTAAGAACTATGAAGTGCCAGTGTTCTCACCAGTTGAAATTGGTAAGTCTACTGATTACAAATTTAAAGATGGAATCATCAGCTACAAGGCATCAGTATTTACAGGTGGTAACGTAGTTGGGTATAACGGATTCCTTCGTATTAAAAAGAAAGCTGCAGCCTAATAGCTAAGCTTATTGATTGAATAAGAAAGGATTGATCTCATGGCGATACTAGACATTGTAAAAAAAGCACTACTCATACCACTACCAGAAACGTATGCTGATGACGAGCTCTCTACTCACATAAGTAGCTGCAAGGCATACTTGACGAGTTGTGGGATTGATCCTTCTTACATCAATGACGAAACAAACCCAATGGTAAGTACGATCATCATTATTTATGTAAAGACATTCTTTGGATTTAAAAATGATGGCAGTGCAAAAGAACTACCTAAAACATTTGACATGTTAGTGGGACAAATTGCGTTAACAAAAGGAGCAGATGAAAATGTATCCTAACTCACCTAATATTAGATTGAAATTGTTAACTCTGAATCAAATACAAAACTCAATAGGTACATCCAGCTTTCAATTGCATTCCTCTAAAGAAGTCATCGGTATTAATTTTAGTATCACTTCGAATGAATATTATGAGAGTAAGCGTTCTGATATCAAGATAGACTTGGCACTTAAAATTCAGGGTTTTCTTTTTAATCAAAGTCAGTACGCAGACATTGATGGCAATATCTATAAAATTGAGCGAATATATCAGGTTGGACAGTTCATAGAACTTTATTTAAGTAAAACCAATATTAGAAAGAGTGATATCATTGATTACTCTTGATGAACTTGGATTTGCTATATCTGATATGGTTGATGAGTATGCCCAAGAGGTAATTCTTAGACTTGAGAAGAAACTTGATGAGACGGCAAATGAAATTGTGAAGTATATCAAATCGAATGCACCTAGAAGTGGTGGTTCGAAACCTTTTGCTGATTCATTCGTTGCTGAATCTCAAGGCAGTGGAATCAATAAATCCATCGTTATTTTTTCAAGTGAAAAAGGAAAACTAACACACTTACTTGAGTTTGGTTTCACACACCGAAGTGGTAAATATGTAGGACCAAGACCGTTCATGCGACCAGCCTACGATTTATTTACTCCAAAGATGCTAGAAGATATCAAATCAATTATTGAAAAGGGTGATGGGTAATGCAAGAAAAGTTAGAAGCTTTATATAGTACATTAAATTCAGTCATTCCTGGAAAAGTATCATATGGAACGAGAGTAGGATTAGAAAATGATCCAAACTACATTATTTATCAGGAAATAACAAATCGAGCAATTGTTTATGCAGATGACAAATCTATTGCAAAAATTGCAACTTTTCAAATCAGTTTAATTACTGAGAAGAAAGATTTGTCACTAGAAGAAAGATTAGAAGCAGCCTTATATTTTATGGGCTATGAATATGATTTATTGTCAGAGTTCGTCAATGAAGATGGATCTATCAACAGAATTTATGAAATTAAACAGGAGGTTTTTTAAATGGGTAATAAAGTAACATTTGGTTTAACAAACGTACATTACGCACTTGCAACACAGGCAGTTGATGGCAGCTGGACCTTTGCAACACCAAAAAGATTAGAAGGTGCACAAGAAATTACAACTGAAGCCATCGGGGGAAGCTCACAAGTATATGCAGATGATAAAGTCATTGCAACATTGGTATCCAATTCCGGATCGAATGTCACGCTCAAGTTTACAGAAATTGATGAAGCCTTTAAAAAAGATATCTTTGGATTCTTAGAAGATACGAATGGTAACTTAGTTGAAATACTCAATGCAGAGACAAAGACATTTGCACTTGGATATGAGATTCAAGGTGATGTTAAAGCACGTCGTATATGGTATTACTTATGCACTGCAACTCCATCAGGAGACTCAAGTAAATCAAAAGGTGATTCGATTGAAGCAAATTCGATAGAACTTAATATTACAGCAAGACCAATCGAATCTGGTAACAATCTAATTTTGAGAGTTATTGCAGGTGTAGGTGATAGTAACTATAGTACATTCTTAACGACAGCACCATCTTTACCAACGTTTGTCTAAGGAGTAAATCATGGAAAAAGTACTTAAACTTGGCGATAAGGAGTATCGTCTGCATTCATCACTATTTACGATTATTGATTATCGTAATGTATTCTCAACTGAGTTGTTTAGTGATATAAAAAAACTTGAGAAATCAAGTAGTAAAAAAGAAGAAGATCTTTCAACAGTGATTGATACGATCTTTAGGATCATCTATATACTACACAGACCATTCTACAAACAATCTTATAATGACTTCTTGATGTCGCTCGATTTCTCTCTTTTAAGCAATCAAGATGAATTAGAAAATCTGACGAATGCGATAGGTGAAATGCTCGGTACGTTTCAAAAAGGATCCACACCCCAATCAGACATCAAAAGCAAATGATGAAAATATCACAGCAAATATTATCTTTAATCTTGCTCATTTAGGAATCTCGATTGAGGATTCAAAGTGTTTTGATTTAGAGACATACTTTGAGATGGTTGAATTAGAAATGAAAGTAATTTATGGCAACAAAGGATCGAGGTATGCAAATCAAAAAGACATAGACACCTTTTTACTGTAGTTTGGTATTTTCAAACGAATGATAGCGTGGTATAATTACCATGATGTTAAGGAGGTGAATAACTAATGGAATCGGATCACGAGCGAATACAACAGGGTAATTTGAATCTGTCAATCTATATTATTTTTAATATACATTCGCACGTTGATTGCGAGAGTGTTAGTTAATCACGTTCAAATTACCTTCTAATGAGAAAAAAAATATAAATTAGGAGGAGATTAAAATGGAAAAGATATTATGTCTAATTGCTCCAAAAGGATGTGTGAGCAATGATTAGACAATATTATGAAACAAGCAAGAAACTAGAAAAAACAAACATCAATATTTTAGAAACCCAAGAACTAGCATGTGGTTCATGGATTGAAGTAACAGCACCAACAAATCATGAAGTCGAATGGTTGAAATCTAAATTAAATGTACCCACTGAGTTTTTAATGAGTGCCCTAGATGAAGAAGAAACCGCACATATTGACTCTGAAGATAATGCAAAATTAATCGTATTAGATGTGCCACTTTATGATCCAATCAAGAATAGCAAAAATTCTTATACGACAACACCTTTTGCCATTATTCATACTGAAAATCATTTAATTACGGTAAGTTCACAAGAGACCAATCTCATCAAAGACTTATTAATCAAAAATAAGAAAATTGAACCTCATAAAAAAGTCAGATTAACTCTGTTGTTTTTATATAGATTAGCCATGACCTATATTTCATTTCTAAAGAAAATAGATAGTCAAACTAAAGATGTTGAAAAAGAGTTGCATCATTCGATGAGAAATAAAGAACTTTTTGATTTGATGGAATTGAACAAATCCCTCGTATATTTTTCAACAGCTTTGAATGCCAACAAAGTTGTTGTACATAAGTTAACAAGAAGTCCTGAGTTTAAAAAATATGAGGATGATTTAGATTTGCTTGAAGATACGGAAATCGAAATTAATCAAGCAATAGAAATGTGTTCTGTTTATAGAGATATTTTGGCGGGTATGATGGATGCCTTTGCATCTATCATTTCAAACAACTTAAATATTGTAATGAAAGCATTAGCCGTTATTACAATTGTCTTATCAATACCAACACTAGTCGCTTCATTTTATGGAATGAACTTTAGCTTTATTCCACTTGCAGATGTTAAGTCAGGATTTTATACTGCTGTCATAGGAAGCTTCATTTTATCTGCAATAGGCGCATTGCTTTTATATAGATATACAAACAGGATTAAGTAGATTAAACTAACGAATAACGTTGAAACACACTGAAAGGTGTGTTTTTTTATACGCTGGAGGTGAATACTAATGGCAGAAACAGTCAAAAGTTTAAACATAAAGTTGACACTTGATGGTAAAGATCTTGAAAACGAACTTAATGGTATAAAGAAAGATCTCAAAGAACAAAATAAAGATCTTAAAGCCATTAATACTAACCTTCGTTACGATAGTTCAAATTTAGATCTTTGGAAGTCAAAACAAGATAAACTTAACAACATATTATCGACAACTAAAAAGCGACTTGACGCTCAAAATGCAGAACTTGAACAAGCTAAAAAGGCTGTTCGGATTGGCGATATGAGTCAAGAAGAGTTCAATAAACTCAAACGCAATGTACAATACACAGAAGCTGAGATATCAAAACTAAATAATGAGCTCGGTAAAACCAATGGTAAAATCAAAGAATTAAGTAATGCTAAATTTGATAAGATTGGTAAACTTGGTTCAACGCTCACAAAATCTGTAACGGTTCCTATTTTAGGAGCCGTTTCTGCTTTAACAGCCTTTTCAGTCAAAGCGGCCTATACTGCGGATGAAATTGGCGATACAGCTCAAAAGATAGGTTTAACTGCAGAAGCATTTCAAGAGTGGAATCACGTTGCTACCATTATGGGTGTATCGATAGAAAGTCTTAATAAAGGATTTATTAAAGTCAATGGTATCTTAGGTGATATAGCAACTGGAAATGCGGGCAAAGTTGTTGATAGTTTAGCTTTGATCGGATTAACTGTTGATGATCTAAAAGGCAAGAATGCTGATGAGGCATTTGAAATTATTAGTGAAGCATTAAGTAAGGTTGAAGATGAAGCCTTAAGAGTTGGTGTTGCTAATGAATTCTTTGGAGAGAAAATTGGAACTGAACTTATACCTATTCTTTCTAGTGAGATTTCTACGATTAACGACTTAAGACAGGAAGCAAGAGATCTTGGTATTGTTACTAATGAGCAAGCAGCACAAGCTGGTGAATTTACAGATGCACTAGATAGAACAAAACAAGCCCTATCAAGTTTAGGTGTGGATATCGCAACAACCATGATGCCTATTCTTCAATCTATTATTATCAAAGTAAGAGATGAAATGATACCCGTTGTGAAAGATTGGATTGCAAGGTGGAATAGCTTAGATTCTGATACCAAAAAGATGGTTGTTACATTGGTTGGACTTGTTGCTGCTGTTGGTCCAGTTCTAGCTATTATAGGTAAAGTTGGTCCACTGCTTAATATCATCGCCATGACGCTTAAGGGTGTTGGATCTGCGGGGCTTTTCGCAGGAGCAGGTATAAACTTTGCGACGCTTGGAATAGGCGCGCTAATCGCCATTTTAGCGATGGCACTATTTCAAAGTGAAGAGTTCAAAGCGCTTCTTGATAGGCTTATGGAAACCTTTATGCAGCTTTTACCACCAATACTTTCTATCGTAGATGCACTCATGACAGCACTACAACCCATACTCGATGTGATTATTGAGCTTGTTATCATGCTTGTTGATTTACTTGTTCCAATTTTAGATGTTATTTTAATGCCACTTATCATGCAAGTCGGTATGTTTGCTGAGATTTTAGAAATGTTAGCACCTCTAATTACAACACTAGGAGAGATATTACAAGCTGTCTTGGTACCGGCAATTAAAGTATTAAAAACAGTCCTGGATCCCATTTTAAAAGTTGTACAAAAAATCATCGAGTTCATTCAGAAAATATTCGAATGGATTGGAGATTTGCCATCAAAAATTGGAGACTTCGGTGGGAAGATAAAGAATGTATTCGGCAGTGTAACTGACGGCATTAGTAATATTGCTTCTAAAGTTACGAGTGGCATTAGTGATTTTGCAGGAAAAGCTGCAGATAAAGTTGGTGGATTTTTCGGTAAGGTTGGTGGATTTTTTAGTGACACATTTAATCTAAAAGGATCAAGCACAGTCAACAACTCCAATTCGAATTCGTCAACAAGCAACACAAACAATATCACAATCAATACGACATCTCCGACATTCGATATAGACTCCATCAATAGAGCTTTAGGAGGTAATGTGATTTGATTAGGCAATTTTATATAGAAAACAAATATGGTGACACTTACTACTTTAACTATAAAAATCAAACACACATCTCTCAAGTAAGTGGATTAGGGGTTGCTCTCGATTCCAAGTATTTAGAATATCATAACCTTTTTTCAAGGTCAGAATATAAGATTCCACTTTCAGAAATAACGACAACACTTGTATTCTTAAAAGGTTATATAGGATATAAAGCCTTTGTTGATTTCATTAGTAAAAGTGGTGACGACCTAAAGTTATATTATCAAACAGATGCATTTAAGGCATATTGTTTTGTTGATGTAGCAAGCCTAACGAAAGCAGAACTCATTTCGGGCACATTACAAAGTACTATTGTTTTCAAAAAGTTATCACTATGGCTAAGAGAAAAGACTTATGAAATCATAGCAAATGGAACTGCAACCGGCAAAGTATATCCTTATATTTATCCATATCACTATTCAAGTTCATATGAGGGAAAAACATTTATCATTAATGATGGATTGGATGATGCACCTGTCGTCATAGAAATGCTTGGAGATGTAATTGATCCTGAAGTTATAGTCAAGAAGAGCGGAGAGATTGTGGCAACTCTAAGGTTATACATAACTGCTGATAATGCTTCTATTGTAGTAAACGCTATTCCAAGTAAACAGTTAATGACAAAAGAAGAATCAGGTATTGTTACAGACATATATGGATTACAAGATTTTGAAACGGATAATTTTATCTTTCTGGGTCATGGTAATTACGAGTTTGAGTTTAAACCAGGCGTTGCAACTGAAACGATATGTAAAGTAACTGTGCTTGAAGGATATTTAGGGATTTAATATGAAACTATTGTTCTTAGATCGAAGTACTTTGCAGTATAAAGATAATGCATATGTCAGTAAGCAATATGAGATCATTTTAGACATGGTTTTAATTAAGCGATCAACGTTTCAAGTGAACAAGACAGAGATTAATTGTGAAATCGGGGATATTGTCATCCTGAAACATGACACATTCTCATATATAGGTATTCTTGAAAGTATTGAACGATTAGATGATTATACAACGAGTATTAAATCTCTCGATTTTAGGGAGATTTTTAATTTGGATATCATTGCGACCAGTTTTAATGGTGATTTAGCGGATTATTTATATCAAATCATTTCGAGCTATTTCAAGAATAATTCAGACACAAGACAAAATTTGTCATATTTAAATATCAGTAAAGAAACAAGTGCATCCGGAAGTTTGAATTTTGAAACAGACAACATCATTAATATGTCAAAGATATTTGAACTCGTATCTAAGGGATATGGTATTAGTTTTAAAACAGAAGTCATCTACATTAGAGGAAGAATTACGGGTATTAAATTTAGAATTGTTGGTGTCAATCAAGGGACGACCATCAAAAGTGATTTTTCATCAATCATGCAGATAGAAACCAATGATTCAACAAGTCAACTCGTTAATAAGGTCATTTTCTATCCGAGAAGTGAAAACCAAACCTATCTAAATGTTAGAACGTTTTATCTACTAACAACTGGAGATATCACAGAAGATAGCTCGTCTGATCTAAGATATACAAGTGTGATGTCAAAGAGCTATTTTTATACAGATAACGAATACTTATCTCTTGAAACAAAAGCAAGAAGTGAAATGGTCACGTCAAAACTAGATCACAACATTACTTTTATGATTGATATGAACAATAACATTTTTGTACCGTTCAAAAACATTAATTTAGGTGATTATGTATCGTTTATTCATAAAGGTAAAACCTATGATTCAGTTATAACTGGAATTGAATTTAGAGATTCAATGAAATATGCAACGATAACGTTAGGAGAATACAGAGTGAAACTCACAGAAAAAATACAACTGCTCAGTAAAAATACTGGCAGTACTTCAACAAGTAATATCACAATTACAAATTCAAATATCGATGGAGGTGAATTCTGATGGGTCTACAAAAAATCACATTTGAAGGTGGCAATGTTACAGCTAAGATTGATTCAGATTTGTATCATTTTCTTTTTTCGAGTGATGTTGGCATTTTAAAAGGATTAAAGAGTGAATGCAGTTTTACTTTAGCAAATAATACTATTACCTTTAGCGATGGCTATGCATCAATATTTGGACGATTAGTATATATCGAAAACCAAACAATGATCGGTGTTACACCAGACTCTAGTAAAAGTGGCTATGTAGTCTTGGGTGTAAACTCAGCAGATGACAGCGTAAGCATATACTTGAAAGAGCAGGCCGGAGGGTATCCTTCATTAACAACAACCAATTTATTAACTACAGATGGACTATATGAGTTGGTACTATGTGCATATACAAAAACGACAACATCAGTGACTTTAACTAGTTATTCAAGAAAGATGATTAGTAACGATAAGGGACGTGTTGATACGTTAGATGATGAAATATTTAATCACTACCTACCAATCAGGAAACAATTAACGCTAGTCTCTACTGGAACTTATCGTTTCTCAGGAACGAATTCAACTGAACTAAGCCAAGCGATCTTATATGTTGTGATTAATGGTACTACAATTGTTACGTTTCCAGGTGAGTTGCTATTTATTATCGTTGGGTCAAATACAGCAGTTTCATATCGATATGCTTCTAGTGATTACTCATTAAGCATCTCATATGAGAATGGGGTTGTGACATTAACTACAACAAACTCAACGCATAAAATCACAAGTTTCTTTATGAAAAAATAGGAGGAATTTAAATGGCCACAATTCAAATTAAAAGAAGAACTACAGCAGGAACAGGTCCTCTTGTTGGGACAACAGGATCAGTAAAAGCTGGTGAACCACTAGTTGATTTTAGTGGTGAGCATCTATATATTGCAAAAGCAGATAAGGTTGCTAGTGTATCAGTTCCACTAGCAGAATCAGACTATTTAAAAATACCTGGAGTTGCTAAAGTAAACACTCAAATTGACACAAAAATTACTGCACTTGGATTAGGAACTGCAGCAACCAAAAATACTGGAACCGGAAATGGGAATGTACCTGTTCTCGATGCGAATGGCAAACTAGCAGACAGTGTTGTACCAAAGATTGCGATGACAAATACATTTGTAGTCGCAAGTCAAACTGCGATGCTTGGTTTGTCTACAGCTCAAGAAGGTGACGTTGCGGTTAGAACCGACTTAAACAAATCATTTATTCTTAAAGCATCACCTTATTCAACGCTAGCTAACTGGCAAGAGCTCTTAACACCAACAGATGCAGTCACAAGTGTTAATGGATCAACCGGAGCGGTATCAATTACCCTTGCAGGATTAGGTGGTGTAGCTGCATCAACATATAACACGCATGTCGCCAGTAATTTACATTTAACTGAAGATCAAAGAACAGTCTTAAGTAACGTTAAAAATGTATACATAAGTGATGCTGATGGAATTGCAGTTGCTGGAACAGAGGCTGATTATACCAATGGAGTAATTATCGATGGACTCATTTATACAGCGGTTGTCGACTCAAATTACACACCAACTAGAGTTTCCTATAAATTAGGTATTGATAAAACTAAGGTCCTTATGCCGACCTCAATCATAGATGGTGGGACTTATTAATGGCTATCATCAGAGTTAAAAGAGGTACTGCAAAACCAACAACTGCACAATTAAACTATTTAGGTGAACTTGCATTTGATTATAACGAGAATGCTTTATACGCTAGAACGCCTTCATCGGTTGTCAAAATTGGTGGAGAGATGGAACTTGTTTATAGTTATGAAGGCTATGCGTATACACATACTCTGAATTATTCATTTGATTCAAATTTCATCTATAAAATCCATATTGTTTCATCAACTTATGGTACATCAACAGATGTCTCAGATACTTATTTTTATTATCGAACTGCCGCATCATCAACTCTAACGGGTAGTTACTTAAATTATTATGCAAGTACAGAAAGTAGCGTCTATCAAACAAGAAGTTCAAAAAACACAACGGTTCAATATATCGAAGATAGTTATGAAACAGGACCAACTATCACAAGTGGTATATCGAAAATCATCTCTTTTGAATTATCCCCAATGTTTAGGTCATCACTCAGCGATATCGTGCAATGGGTTGCATACGGTAAAAGTGTAACAACTTTATCTGGTCAAGGTGACTCAACTATTAAGTCATGTGATTTTGTGCATACAGTAAATGGTAATCTTGGACAACTTTATATCAATACTGGATTAAATCTCGGTTCACCAGATACTTTATCAATTACGATTTACCGTGTGAAAAGAAAGTGAGGACAATATGGCAATTATTAAGGCTTTAGATACGAAGTTTGGCGTTCAAGCTTCATACCATAGAATATCAGCGTTTAGCATTAACTATAAAGATAAAAGGATCATACTTTGTGTATCAACTTATCTATCAAAAGAAGCAAGAATAAATCAAAGTGATCCTATTGAGGAGATTGACATCGAAATACCTCAATTAGATTATCCAACATTTTTGAATACAAATCCGATTGAACATGGATATCTTTGGTTAAAACAAAATGTGATTGGTTTTGATGATTCATTGGATGATTTAGAAGTGGTTGATCCAATACCTGAACACGTTGAGGAATCTCAAGATGAATGAAATATATAACATGATAAAAGAAGTGTTTCCAAACACAAAAATATTACTCATTTATTATGGGGGTTCTAAGGCTTATGGTTTAGATGATGAAAATAGCGATATTGATTTAACTGTTGTATTAGACGGTTTTAAAGGGATACTGCATTTATTTATTGGAAATTATGATCTTTTTGTTTTCTCGAAAGAAGATTTTATAAAAAGACAGCAATTTGACGATTCGATCATTGCTTACCACAGACAAGCAGCCGATAATATCATGGGCATAGATTCAAATGAATATTATCTTAGTCCTGAATTTTCTAATGAACTAAATGAACTTATTAAATCTGTTGATCGAAGTTTCATCTACCATTTTATTGATGCTGTTTTAGTCTATGCCATAAGTAAATTTGAAATCAATCCAACCTCAAAGACACATTACCATTTGTTTCGACTTAGGGGTATGCTCGATCACTATGATGAGACTGGACAGTTTAATTTAAAGGTTTCGGAACCTTGGTATAGTCTAATGCTTGAGTATAAGGCAAATTACAAAACTCATGATGCAACAAAGTATGTTGATAAAATTATAGAACAAATTGATTACTTGAGTAATTACAGAAAAGAGATGAAAAATCATGGACTGGGATAATCTATTAAGTCTATTTAGAATGGAAAACTTAATCTATTGGATCGTGACAATGGTTGTAGTGATATTAACCACGATTAAACAATTCAATAGGCAAGAAAAAAACAATAAGTCAAAGAATGATGAAATCATGGTTAACCTACAAAAAATAGAAAAGCAAAATGTGAAAATGATTAACTTGCTTGAACTTCATTCTCAAGATATAAAATCGCTTAAAAAAGATGTGAATGTGTTAGAACATCGTGTGTCAAGATTAGAAGATTCACAAGTTAATATCTATAAACATTTAGGAGGAAAAGAAAATGACAACACTTGAAATTTTATTACTAATAATTTCGCTGTTACTACTAGCTCTGTATGTGACATCAAAAATGGGTAAAAATCAATCTCTTAATGAGATAATCAAAGAGGTCAAACAAGATCTTAAAGAAACAGCTGAAAATGTATATGACTTGGTCAGCAAAGCAAAAGATGTTATCTTCGATGAAAGCATCCAAAAAACGATCAAAGAATTTATTATGATTGTAGAAGAAAAAAATCAGTTAGCTAAAACTAAAGGCGAGACATATCTTAATGGCGATGATAAAAAGTTAGCTGTTATTTCTCGTTTAAGTGAATGGGTAAGTAACATTACGGGATCTACAGAGAAAGCAGTTGAATTTGTCGAAACAAATCAATCTAAGATTGAAGCGATCATTAATGACTACGTATCATTCAGCAACAAGATGCAAGGAAAAGAAACCTTATCTGAAGCAGAAAAAATTATCAAAGAACAATTAAATAAATAATCACAGACCTCATGAACAGGAAATTATCCTCAACATGAGGTTTTTTTTATTTTTTACCGGCAAAACGGACCTTACCTCGCCATTTAACTAGTGAAGGAGGTTGATCTTATGAGTGATGATGTAAAAAATAGGATAAACGAGTTGAAAGAAAAAGGATATGGATACAAAAGAATTGCGAAAGAGTTATCCATGACTGCGAGTGCAGTAAGGTATACACTTGCAAAAATATCAGAAGAAGATTTACTTCTCGGCACATGCAAATATTGCGGAATCACCATGAAATCTGTCAAGGGAAAGAAGAAAAAAGTATTCTGTTCTGATCATTGCAGGTATCAGTTTTGGAATCAACATCGAAAAGAGAAAAAACACCATGAAACGATCTAATCTTGAAAAGTATCTTTTATCCATAACTCCCTTAAAAACAATGTTTGAAAAAGGCATCATGACAAAGCAAGATTATCAAAAAGCAGAGTCACATTTAGCAGATAAGTATTGTATCAAAAAAGGTAATCTATACCGACTTATTGACTTGACTATACCTTTAAAAAGAGTGATATATAGTGTGTCGGAAGAGGAGGTAAATCATGACAAAGAAAACAGTAACAAAAGTAAACGCGTTACCCAAGTTAGCGAGTAAGATGAGGGTTGCAGCCTACGCTAGAGTTTCAAGTGGTAAAGATGCTATGCTTCACTCGCTTTCTGCTCAAGTTAACCATTATAAGAAACTGATCCATGATAATAGTGAGTGGTCATTTGCTGGTGTATATGCAGATGAAGCGTTAACTGGTACTAAAGATTCACGATTGGAGTTTCAAAATTTACTTGAGGATAGTAGAGCGGGGAAGATAGATATGATCATCACCAAATCGATATCAAGATTTGCTCGAAACACAGTCATTTTATTAGAAACCGTTAGAGAATTGAAGTCATTAGGTATTGATGTGTTCTTTGAGGAACAGAACGTGCATACCTTGAGCGGTGAAGGTGAAATGATTCTAACGTTCCTTGCGACATTTGCTCAAGAGGAATCCAGAAGCACATCGGAGAACATGAAATGGAGAATCAAGAAAGACTTTGAGCAAGGTATTCTATGGGGCGGCAAACCATGTTTAGGATATGCACTTGAAGACAAACGTTTCATCGTAATACCAGATGAAGCTAAGATCGTACAACAGATTTATCAATTATACATTGCTGGATATGGTGCCGATACAATCGGCAAAATCCTTGATGAACGAGGTATCATTCCGAAGAATTCAGCAAAATGGAATAGATCAAGCATCATGACCATATTATCCAACTATAACTACACAGGCGATCTGATACTTCAAAAGACATTTAGAGAGAATCACTTATCTAAAAGAAAAATCATCAATTCAGGTGAGCTTGACCAGTATGCAGTTAAAAAGAATCATGAGGCGATTATTAGCAAGGATCTATTTGATAAAGTTCAAGAAATAAGAAAACAACGAGCTGAAAGAATCAAACCAAGAATAAATAAAAAACCTCAAGCTTTCAAGGGCATGATAAAGTGTGGGATTTGTGGTAAAGCATATACTCATAAAACCACACCACATAACGAAATATGGAAATGTTCACTTTCAGTAACGAAAGGAATAGAAGCTTGCCCATCTAAACAAGTACCAGACAGAGAAATTAAAAAAGCTGCTAAAACAATATTGAAAATTAGATCCTTTGATGAAGAAGTATTCAAATCAAAAGTTAAGCAGGTAATCGTGATACCCGAAAACAATCTTATTTTTCAATTTAAAGATGAAACAAGTGTTGAACAGACTTGGAACAAAAGCTCAAGAAGTGAAACTTGGACGCCTGAAATGAGGGAAAAAGCAAGAATCAGAGCACTTAAACAACATAAAGGAGGTGTTCATCATGGCTAAGGTTACAGTCATTCCATCTACGATTCACCCATTAACACAAATGCCACTTAATCAAATGGCAGTTAAGAAAGTCGCAGCCTATGCGAGAGTTTCTACCAACTCAGACGAACAATATACTAGCTATGAAGCTCAAGTCACCTATTACAAGAAGTTTATAGAAGATAAGCCAGATTGGGAGTATATTAACGTTTATGCAGATGAAGGTATCTCTGGGACTAATACAAAAAGACGTGTAGGCTTTAATAAAATGATCGCAGACGCATTAAATGGAAAGATAAATCTAATCATTACTAAGTCCATATCAAGATTCGCAAGAAATACATTAGACACCATATCTTATGTTAGAAAACTAAAAGATAACGGTGTTGAAGTGTTTTTTGAAAAAGAAAATCTCTGGACGCTAGATCCCAAAAGTGAACTCATATTAACGATCATGGCATCAATCGCTCAAGAAGAATCACGTTCAATCAGTCAAAACGTGACATGGGGTAAGAGAGTCGGCTTTCAACAGGGTAAAGTTTCATTTGCTTATAAATCGTTTCTAGGCTATAAGAAAGAAGATGAAAAGATTGTGATTGATGAAGATCAAGCAGAGATTGTCAAAATGATTTATAAGATGTTTTTGGTTGAAGGAAAGACTGCAACAGGCATAGCAAACTATCTAAAGTCAAAACACATCAAAACGCCAACAGGAAAAACAACTAACTGGACAAAGAATACTGTGAACTCAATACTTACCAATGAGAAGTATAAAGGGGATGCACTGCTTCAAAAGACATTTACTGAAAACTATCTCGATCATAAAATGGTTAAGAATAACGGACAAATTCCTCAATATTACGTTGAAAATAGTCATCCAGCGATCATTGACAGAGATATGTGGGAACTGGTTCAAATTGAGCTTGAACGAAGAGATAAAATTGGTGCTAAGTACTCATCATCTGATGTATTCGCATCGAAACTCATCTGTGAAGATTGTGGTGGATTCTATGGCAAAAAGAAATGGCACTCCAACAGTAAGTACTCAAGGTTCGTTTATCAATGTAATAACAAGTTCCATAAGCATAAAGACAAATGCCGAACGCCTAATTTAGCAGAGGAAGACATTAAACTTAAATTTATTAGTGCTTATAATCTTTCAATGGAAGATAAAGAAAGAATCATAGAAGATACATACGAAGTCATAGCACTATTAACTGATACTAAAAAACTCGATGATGCTATCATTGAAATTGAAGAAGATATCATGGTAACTTCAGAAATTGTGAGTAGACTTGTCAATGAAAATTCAAAATCAGACATAGCGTTAGAAGATTACAATAAAAAGTATGAGGAGTTATCCAATCGATATGACAAACTTAAAAACAAACATACAGACTTGTTAAACGAAAGAAATGAAAAACAAGGACAAGCACTTATAATGAAAGCTTTTATAAAAAACTTATCAGAGTCAGAAGATGAGCTTGATGAATGGAATGAGCGTATTTGGATGTTGTTAGTAGACGGGGCAACGGTTCACAGAGATTCGAGTATTACGTTTAGGTTTCATAATGGAAATCAGATAAAGACTTATTAA